CGGTGTGGCAGAGGCAAAGTTGACGCAGGTAAGACCCACCGAGCGGCCAGATCCTGCTCGCGGGGCCCTTCAGTGTCAGGCCCTGATGGCATGCACTGGATATAAATGGTCGGCACTTTTTGTTTATCGCCCGACTACTGACTTCTTTGTTTACCTACTTGCGCCTGAAGCTGTAATGCAAGCCAAGATTCTGGCAGACGCGTGGGATTTCAATGACCGCGTTGAGCATTACCGCAGCCTCGAAGACAGGTCGAAATTCAGGCAATGGCTAGCGCCCATGGATAATGAAGAATGCGCTCAGTTTTATCCGCAGAGCGACGATAGTGAGCCGCCGCTCGAGTTGACTGGCGAGAACGCACGATCAGCCCTCGCGCTCTGGGAGATTATCGAGACGCGTAAAAAGCTGGAGAAGTCTGAAGCCCTCGCGCAAATTCACATGAAGCAGGTTATGGGTTGCCACAAGCGTGCAGTCGTACTGTCTTTCTGGGGTGATATCACCAACACTGATGAGCCTTATCTGGGGAAGCCTTTGGACAAGCCCATGACGCTAGAGTGGGGCGACCAAGCTGCCCGTCCGGCCTCTGTTATCAACCGATCAGCTAGCGAAGCCAAGCGCCGGAAAAGTATAATTGTCAGGTCCGGGCCTGTTGCTCAGGAGCCTGGATAAAGATCATTTCAGTCTCGGCGTTAACGTAACAGATCATTACCCCGAGCCTTTTCTGCAGGGCCGACCGCTTCCGATAGATGCGCGTCGGCCTTTTGCCTCCGAGGTTGACCCTTTGGGAATCCGACTTCACATCGAGCAGCAATAACTCACCGCCCGGTGCCAGTGCCACAATGTCTATAGGCCCCGTGCCCTGACTGGTGGTATACACAAAATACCCTTGGGCCGTCAGTTCTTTTACAGCAATGGCCTCGCAAACGTCGCCCAGGATATGGGTATCTGGCCTCATCCGTCGAGGATGCGCGCCGCCATCCGTTGGGCCCTTGCAGGCGTCTGCCGCGCGAACTTGCTGTTCAGCAACTCCTTAGCCGCCGTCGCAAAGTCGCCGCGTCCAAGGGCGTAATGATGCTTACGAAACTTGCGATAGCCTGACAGGCCCATTTGGAAAGTAAGCTCAACCATTGTCGCCTGGATATTGCCCGACATCTCGTCCCAGAAATCAAACGCCAATTTGCACGCACCTGTGACACGTTCAACATCGCGCCGGAGCAGATAGAGCGCTTCCTCCTCATCGATGCCGTAGCCCGCGCCCTCTGCGATGCAGCGGCCTATCCCCACGGTCTCATACCCGAGATGATCGAGGTATGAAAACCGGCGGTAGCCCTCTTCATCGCAAAGGCTTTCGACCACGCGGTCGAGTTCCAGCTTGTTCATTTGGGGGCACCCTGCATTCGATCTTGGCCTGCACTAGAGCCGAAGTAGTAAGCAATGACCGTGCTGCTGGTGCCACCCAGCCAGCCAATGGCCAGGTTCAGAAATCCGGGGTCAGCCATCACAGCATGTGACCAAAAAGTCACGCCGCCGATATAGCCGAAGAACGAAGTCATGGTCAGCACAGCGAGGAGCGCAGGAACCTTATCCTTGACCGTCATCTGGCGCTTGCGAGCGCTATCGCGATCTGATGCGTGGATGCGGGTCACGTCCACGTCCAGCTCTTTCATCTGCACTTTGAAATCGGCCTCAACCTGCTTTAGGGCAGCGAGTTGCTCGGGTGTTGCGTCGTTCAAGGCGCGATCTAACTCCTTATCAGACGCGCTTGATGGCAGACCAAACACTTCTGTCAGCGCTTTTACCGCTATGCCGCCGACCGGCCCGCCGATTGCCGTCCCAAGTATGGGCGCAATTGAAGATACGACTTGCTTCCAGTCCATTAGGGCTTCCTAATCTCCGCTTGTAGATGCTGAATATCTTTCAAGACGCCTGCCAACTCCCGATTGGAGCGCGCCATGGCCTCGGGCGAGTTCATCGCAGCGATCACGCCCAGCCTATTCTCTATCAGCCCGGTCTTGCCCTCAGTCTTATCGAGCCTGCCATCAAGCTCCCTCAAGCGCTTTTCAATGTCGTGCAACGCAGCGGCAATGGTTGAAAGCTTCTGTTGCGCCACGCCCCAAGCCACGATGACAGACCCGCCGCCACCGGCCAGAGCGATGAGAATTTCAAGTGGCAACTCCACGTCACGGTAATGCCTTGGTCACGACCGCAGTCGCCATCGCGCACATAGATCCAATGAGCAGCCAGGCCAAACGCTCCCAGCGCTTGCCATGCCGCTCCACTTGTTCTCTCAGATGTTTAAGTTCCGCAGTCGCCTCGCCCCAACGCAAGCCACATTCCTGCTCGTGACGGGCGATGAGCTGCAGCGCATCTAACGCCATATCGCTGGCGGTCTTTTTGGTCACAGGATGACGCCAGGCTCAGTGAGCTTGCCAGTCATGTGAATGCTCGTGCAGTAACCGTTGCCCCGATAGAGATCGTAGACAACGACAGTCCAACTCTCGGCCCCGCGATAAAACCAGTAATCATAGCCTGCCATACTGGTGCCTTGCATCAATGGCTGTTCGCCAAAACGAGTTAGCAGGAAGGTATCCCACTCCTCAATGCTGGTGCGACACTCCAGGTCGGAACTCACCAGCATTGTTGCGGCCAGTGTCAGGCCGATAAGGCCAGTCACGTTTTTGGCCCAGGCCGCTTAGCCTCGCATTGGCAGGGCTTTACGCCCCCGCACTTGCATCGCAATTTGTCTTGTGCCTCGGCTATCATTAGATCACTCCACAGCAATATTGATTGCGCCGCCATCGAAGGTCTGCGAGCCAGTGACTGTCGTGATGCGAACCCGATCCAGCTCGGCTGAGAGTGTCTTGGTGCCAGAGGTCCAGAAGACATTCGTACTTGCGTCATCAGACATTGTGGAGGTCATAACCCACAAAAACGTATCGGCGTCCATGAGCGTCAACGTCACCGCTCCATCAGCGCCGTCACCCGCGCCTTGCAGATTATTGAGGATGAATCCTGTGTTGTTGACGACACCGCCGCTTTGGGTCGAGTCAACATTGTTGCCGCTATAGCCGGTAGCCTCAACGCCTCCCGAGTCACCTAGCTGCACAATCACATCGCTGGTTCCGGTCGTGGAAACGCCTGCGAACATGATGGTGATGCGTTTCGTTCCTGCTGCAATCGAGGTGAAGTCGATGCTTGTGCCGCTGGTGCTGGCCTGCATGGTGGCAAGCTGAATACCACCTGCGCCTGCCTGGAACGTGGGCGCAGACCCACTGCCGTTCGATGTAAGCACCTGACCGCTACTGCCGGTTGCCGTCACACCAACGGCTGAAGTGCCATTGCCATGAAGTACGCCATTAGCGGTAAACGAGCTGGCACCCGTGCCGCCATCAGCGACTACCAGGTCAGTAATACCAGTGACGCTGCCGCCGGAGATCGAGACAGAGCCGCTTGCCTGCGTCGCCATTGTGCCCAGGCCAAGGTTCGTCCGCGAAGTTCCCGCGTTGGCAACATCAGATAAGTTGTTGGCACCCAGCAGGCCATAGCTATCGACCGCCTGCTTGACGCGCAGAGGTGTCATCCCCTTGGTGTTGTTGCTACCAGTCGTCGCCTCTGACTCAGAGGCAATGGCTGTGAACACGCCATCAGCACCTGCCGCCCCAGTCGAGCCAGTCGCGCCGGTCGGGATGCCAAGGGCAAGGGCTAGAGCGCCCGTGCTTTCGGTGTAGGACGCAGATCCCGTCGCGCTTCCGCCAGCGCCAACGGTCGAGGTCGATACTGTAACGGTAGAGACCCGACCGGTCGTGGCCTCGGGGTTGCCGGTCGATGAGTTGAAACCCAGTATCTTGCCGAGACGATCAGCCTTGGCTGGCAGCGTCATGTTAATGCTTGTGGGGTCAGTAACCGGAGCCTTGATGGCGCGGTCAGCATCCTCTGACACCTGTTGGGCAAAGATAGTCTGGCTGTCGAGTTCAACATTCAGTGACGATGCAAGCAGGTCACCGGCTGTTACAAAGTCCGTCGTGCGCTGAATGGCACGCGCGCCGACAATCGTGACCGTGTCAGAGCCTGATGCAGCGTCTACCAGCGTCACAGTGCCAGCGCCTGTTGATGAATTAATGCTGACCGTGTAGTGCGTCGACAACGTTTTTAAGGTCGAGTTGACGTACACGGCAAGGTCCGTCTGGACCAGCACGGGAAAGCTGAATGCATAGGGCCCGGTGCCAGCCGAGCCCGAGTAAACTACCCGGCGGTCAACTGCGGTTATTGGATAATCAGCCATGGCGACTCCTCAAAATAATTATAGCGTGACCCTATGGCCGGTAAGCGTCAGAAATGAATGACTAGTCAAACGCCATGGTCATTGGCCATAGCCGACCACTACCTTGCTCATTGAGGCGGTCTTCGGTTCTGCCTAAATACCCAGGGCTCAGCGATTCCTGTATCTGGTAGAGGAACAAATAATTAAGCGCGGCCCGCGTATAAAACAGGTTAATGAACGGCGTGTTATTAATTCCAAGGCGTGCAAGCTTAGCTCCCTGGAACTCACCCTCTTGCGTAAGCCCGCTCAAAACCCCCATGAGATCGTTGATTGTGCCAAATGTTGGTCCGGCAATAGAAGACAGAGCGCTCGACCCATATCTATTCAGGTCGGCAAATAGGTAATCGCCAAACAAACCAAGCCCGCCACCCTGCAGCGATGACGCCAAGACCGTCTTCCATAGCCTTGGGTCTCTCGGTTCCTCACCTTTGAAAACGCGCTTGGCGGAATCTGCGATGTAACCGAGTGCCGTCAGCTCCACCATAAGCCCGACGATAGGCGCGACGCCTTTCTTCCAGTTGCCGCGCCCATAAACTTCCCGGCCCAACGTGCGCATGATTACTGACAGTGGAAACCCTTTGAACTGCATAAGGGTTTGCACCATTTCACGGCCAATCGTCCCGCGCTGCTTTCCCACCGTCATGTAGGCGCGCTCACGTACACCCGGCGTGATAACCGCGTAGTCAACGCGATCCATAATGTACCCGCGCAAGCGCTGGCTTAGGTCGTCGCGCGTGCGGCGCAGCGTGCTTGCTGACGCATCTGTCCTGCCAAGATAGTTGGCAATGACATCGTCACTCAGATCGGCAATGCCGTCAGGGCTTAGATAACGCCGCCCATCAGCCATCTTTAGCGGGGCCTGCCGAATGACGTCCCACTCACGCGCGTTAATGTCATACTGCTGCAGTAATCCTCGAAGCTTTGGGTCCATGGCGTCAAACGTGCGGGTTGCGGCAACTGCCAGGTCATAAGCCATCTGCACACCAACACCGCGCTTGAGCGAGTCCGTCCACCACTGCAAACCGTTCAGTTTGAAGAACGTGGTCATCATCTTCGACATGCGGCCAGGCACATCGCCCTCAGTGCTAAATCGCGATGCGATATGGCCCAGTGTCCCGTCGAGACCGACGCCAAGACTGTCCGCAGCCGCCCGAAACTCAGTGCTCCGCCGACCGCTCGCCATGCCCTTAAGTGATGACACACGGCCACCTGCGCTGCCCTGAAACCGCAGTTCGCCCGCCGCCAATCCGAAATCTGCAAACGAGGAAAGCGATGCCATTCCCAGCTTGGCCATGGATTGCACTGAGCGAATGGTGTGGGCAATTGCAGCGAAAGTCGCGCTTCCACCGACCTGATCCACAGTGCCGTCAACTACGGCCATTTGCCATCTCAGTGTTGAGCTTTCCAAACTGGCGACGAATTTGCTGTTGCTTCTGTGTGTTTCCCTCAGCTTCGTCAGCAATGTTTCAAATGCGTTCTGCGGATTGGTGCCGTAGACCCGCATCAAACCTGCGCTTCTGGCCGTATTTCTTATGCCGTACATCACGGCAGCACTTAGATTGCCAACGCCATACTTGGCGTTGTAATCGTGCCAGGCAGCGCCATTCCTGAAATGAATGACACGCCCCTGACTGATCTTTTTGGCGAGGTTGCCAGGGCCCTTGAAACCAGACAACGCATCAGCGCTATCGCCTGTTGACTTGATGTGAATGCCAGACGCTAGCGCCGTGTGTATTTCCTGCAGAAACTCCCTGCGCCGTGCGGGCGTCTGCGGGCCAGCCATTTCATCAAAGGTTCTTGGGTCCAGTAAAGGCTCAATCGTAGCGAGCCATTCGTCAAAGGTGGACCGGCGCAACTTATCCTGGCTGTGCGATTGCTTAACGATATAGCCGTCCATGTTACGGATAAATGCGCCAGCGTCATTCAGCATTCTGAGCGATTGATCATTAATACCCTTGAGGATCTCAGCAATCTTTCGCGCGTCTTTACTGCCTGAAATTCCCGGCGTGCCGCCTGGCCGCATCTCAAACATTTCCATTGAGATCTGACGGTCCAGCTCGCCGCGCGCAAACACTCCTGTCAGCCCCGCCTTGTCGAGCTTCTCCACCAGTTGACTCGCAAGGTCAGCTTCGATTGCTTTCTGACGGGTCTCAACCGACGTAATTTTACCAGCGCGGGGCGTATTCGATCCGGCCAGTGTTTCGGAGACGCCATCGCCAGGAGTTTTTGCACCTTCAACAGAGGCCAGCAATTCAGCAGCTTTGGCACGGTTGGCCAAAAAGTCGCGCTTGAGAATTAACGCTTGCAGGTACGCCTCGTACGATTTGTCCTTGATGAGGTCTCTGGCGTGTCGCTCCTGCCCGCTATGACCTGTGCGTGTAAGGATGTTGTCAACATCGTCAAACGCGGCCTCAATCTCGGCATCCGTAATATCAGGCTTTATTTTGCGCAGGCGCGCTATGCATTCAGTCGTTGACGGCATTAGCCAACCCTCCGGCAGACCAGCGCTTCATTCAAAACGGCCTCGTAATTCTTCGCATCTTCAATGTCCTTATCCATCTCCCGCAGCCTCGCAAGGTCGGCGTCTGTCTTGCCGTCGCTCGCCACTTCTGCAGCAGCGATCTCCTGCTCGATATCAGCAACGCTCGGCTCTATCTCAGTGCCTGCCAAACGCTCGTTGTTCGCCGCCTGCTCGGCAGTTTGGTCTGTGGTCTGTTGGCTGCGATTAGTCGCGGCATCATCAATCATCCGCTGGCTTACAGCTTCAACTTCTGCCCGACCAGCGTCGGAAAAGTCATCTAGCGTCATAGGGCCGTCAGGCCCGGCATCATCAATCATCCGCTGGCTTGCAGCTTCAACTTCTGCCCGACCAGCGTCGGAAAAGTCATCTAGCGTCATAGGGCCGTCAACCGGCGACGCGCCTTGACGCATGGCCAGCGCCTCATCAGCCGTCACGCCGCGAGCAAAGCCATATTCCTCAATTTCACCCGTGGCCTTGTTGCGTATAGGCACGACCTGTAGGTCCGGGTCTTTCTTTCTTGCCGCGACAACAGCGGCATCAGCCTCGGCCTCTGTGGCATGCCGTTTGTGCCTTGTGGGCACAATGTCAGCGCGCTGCACTGCCACGATTAAGCGACCGTCAGGCGTCCGCAGAACCTGCGCGTTTGGGGTGCCGCGCGCAGCAACTGCGGCCTCATCAATGCGCGTGTACGCAATGACTTCACCTGCGTCGCTCAGCACAGGTACTGATGAGGTGTCGACATTTGCTGGTTGAGCATCAACTGCAGCGCCAGGAGAAGGGGCGTCAGCCGCAGCGACAGGAGAAGGAGCATCAACTGCAGCGCCAGGAGAAGGGGCATCAGCCGCAGCGACAGGAGAAGGAGCATCAACTGCAGCTTCGATGGGCGTTCTAGCGCGCGGGGTTGGGGGGTTGACAACAGGACTGACGGCAGTTGGTCGGCCTTCAAGAATCTGGGCAATGACAGTTCTAAAGTTAGTCTCGTAGCGCACTGATGCCGCGCGTCCTCGGGCATCGCTAATATCACCAACCTTGCCAGCAACTGGTTGCAAAATAGTGCCTCCCCCAGCGCCAAAGACGATATTCAGCATGCTATCGTAAACAGTGTAATTCCAACCAGTGTCGGCCGCTCCCAAATAAATGAATGGCTCAACGGCCGCTGCGCCAACAGCGCCTTCAACCGCGCCCTGAAGCGCCCTTCTTGACGTTCTCCCACCCGGCAGAAACTGGCCAATCCTTTGTAGCGTTGTAAACGCCCTTGCCGTGGCGACTACTGGAAGAAATGCAGAGGCCACATTGATCGGGTCAGTCAAAGCAGCGCCAAAACCTGCAATCAGGTTCAGTGTAATTTGCGTCGCGTCTTGCGGGCCAGCCGCAATAATAGCCTCGAGCCGCAACTGCCTTATACGCCGCTCTGCCAAATAGTTTGCGTGCAGCCGGGTTGTAGGCTGATCAAACGACAGGTCGATTAGCTCAAATTCTTTGTTTAGTTCATGCGCTGCAATAAGTGGGTTCTCAGCAGCCAGCCGCTCAAGCTCCGGTGCCCGTGCTTCTTGAACAAGCGGAGAGTTATAACCTCGGTCAAGGGACCCCATCGGGCCACCCGGCCCTGGGCCCTGCATGCCGAAGGTGTCTGGTGGCGCGGTGGTTTCGCCTTCCAGAAATTGGACGTTGAAGAGCTGCTCACGCAGGAATTGTGTTGGGCTTTCTATAAGCATGGTTAAAGCCGACGTGGCCATTGACTCAAAGCGACCGGGCTGGGGAATGCCAAGGCCCATAGCGCGCGAGTATGGGTCGTCTTTACCAAGCGTAGGAACGTATGGCTGGCCCATGACTAGTTGCCAGACGGAATGGCAATGTCAATAAAATTGCCATTAGCGTCGAGTACCACATGGCCCTCCAGAAACAGCCGCAACGTGCCGTCATCGACATTGCCCCAGTAGCCGTCTTCGATAACTAAATCCGTCCAGCCTTTATAGCTCTGGCGTCTTGCCTCATTCAAAACCGATAAAAACTCTTGGCCGTCTATGTCTATTTGTTCGTGAATTCTCTGAGCTGCGAGGTTGGCTGGATGTTCGTCATTAGGCACGGTTGAGTCGGCAGGGTATGACTGGAAGTTGTCCCATCCCATTGCTGCCGCGTTGTCAAATGCCTCTTGTTCCGTAAGCCGTCTGCCGTCAGCAAAGCCTGGGACGTTGTATATGTCGCCATTTGGACCCGTTACACCCATAATATTGACAGATGTCATGCCTTGATCGTCGTCTAAGTAAGTGCCATTTGTGAGCTGCTCACGATGATATTTCACAAGCCCCAGTTCTAATTCCGACATTTCCACAGTTACTTCTGGGAACATCTCATTACTTCTGACATTTCCTCTGCCACCTTCAGGTCCAAGATTAAGTAGCTGAGGTACTAAAGGAGGAACAGTAAGCTGCACCTGGCCATTATCGATCTGTGCGGAAATGCTATTTTGGTCATCTGTAATCTGATCTATAAGATGGGTTAATTCTGTAGGCAGTCGGAAGTTAGGTTGGTCAGATGAAACATAAAGAACAATGCCTCTGTCGCCAGGTTCCACTGCCCCATCGTAAAACTCATAATTACTAAAATGCCCAACCATAGCTTTGATGAGGTTGTCAGGTTCTAAACTTCCGTCTCTCGCAAGGGCAGTCATTACAGCGTTCGTAAACTGCGTAGCCCTTTGGGTTACGAGACCCTGGTCGGCACCAGCGCTGATATACGATTGAAACAGTGGTTCGAATGCATCAAACACCTTTTCTCGAACAGCATTCCGGTAATCGCCTACTGACGTGTAAGTGTCGGGAACTACGTCCTTCAATGCCGCATCGGCATCGTTGGTCGTTCCCCAAACATATGCGTTAAAGATTTCTGCAAGTGCACCAGTCTCGCCGTACAATTCTACAGCCAGAGCCAAATCGTCGTTACCGCCAGCCAGCCTTATTGCATTTTGAAAGAGCACCAGGTTGTCTGGTGAGTTTGATGTAAGTTCATCCAGGTAGCCGACGAGAGGTGTGCCATCAACCTTAGCCCCGGACGGGTCTTCGCCGGAAAGTATAGTTTCCAACAGCATACTCATAAACTGAACAGGAACGATTGTCTGCTGGTTCAGCGGCAGGCCCGCGTCTTCCTGAATTTTAAGCCACGCAGTTGAGTCACCGTCTATAGCAAGGGCTGCAGCATCCCTAAACGCTGGGATACCGGCGTCGATCTGCTTTTGCAGATAATCCTGAATGTATTTTGGTTGATCCTCATTGAACTCAGTTAATTGCGCGTCCCTAATAGTTTGGAAGCGTGTTATCGCGTCCTGTATTAACCCCTGCTCGTACGTCGTAATGTTGCTTCTATTATATCGATTATTAAGGTCGTCTAAAATTGAGTTAGGGTTGCCGTAAATTATATTATTTGGAATTTCAGTAGGATAATTGTATATCTCCTTTTCGTAATTAAGCCTCAATCTTATATCGAATGCTTCTGCCTCTGGCAGCATTGATAAATACGTATCAAGTTTGCCCATCGTAGCTGGGGTAACGACACCACTTAATTCAATCTCACCTCTGGCAAGGTCAGATAAAACCTCAACTTGTTTCTCAACATTATCAACGATTTCATCGGCTGCGGCCTCAGCGGCCTCTGCAGCCGCAATCTCCTCACTAAGATCTATGTTGCCCAGTCGGGTTATCAGAGCGCGAACTTGCCCATGCGATAAATTATCAACCAAATTGCTTTCGCCAGACCCGTAGGCGGCTTCGCGTAGCATTTCTCTAATTTTGTTTTTATCTTCAATGGTAAGGGCCCGCGCAAACAAAGTTTCGACGTGAGCAATATCTATTTTGGCTCTCATGTCGAGCATCCGCTCGGCCAAAACAACTGGCGAAACGCCAGATTCCACAGCTTGTCTTTCGAATTCTTCCAGGGACAGGCGTGCGCCATCTACGTCGTTTGCTCGCACCTGCTGCTCAATCATGAGCATGGCTTGATCCGCCGACACTCCAAAACCTTCCTGATTTTGAGCTTCTAGATTTCCAAGCGTGCCAATCAGGCTTTCAATTTGCGTCTGGTTTAAGCCGTCAAGTAATTCGTCTCGCCCGTCACCATAAGCAGCGTTAAACACTAGCTCCCTTATTTCGTTGCGCTGCTCAAAAGTATCAGCATTCGCGAACATGGTTTCCACGTTGGCAAGCGCTATCTCCTGTTTCATCTTGAACAACTGTTCAGTTATAAGTGCGGAATCAATGCCCAGGTCAGTGGCATTTTCCTCAAATGTTTTAAGCCTATTATTGGCCCCTTCTAGATTGCCCTGCCTTACAAGTGACGCAATCTCCACAAAAACGCCAGGCACACCAACCTTCCATTCATCAAGGTTTTCAGCTTCCTGCAGTTTCAGGTAATTCCCCTGGTATTGCAGGCTGTTTGCGGCTGCGTAGGAGCGCAATTCCATCATCAGAGCGCCCGCAGCGTCAGGGCTTACTGAGCCAGTCGCGTCTGAGGCACCGCTTATAATGCCCGAAATTCTGGCGTTGAGATCTGCCGGGTCGAGACCGTTTTCTTGCGCGTCACTAATGGCGGTCAAAATCTGCAACTCTGTGGAGTTGCCAATCTTTGCTACGGCAAACCGTGTTGCAGTGTCGAGGGCGCTGCGGTCATACGCAGTCGGCAACACCTTACCTTCCAATTCGTCCAGCACGCCAAATGGGTTGCGAGCGCCTTCGGCAGCACCCGCCACTTCGGACTGGCGTGTTTTCTCTGCCAGGGCAAAGTCGACGACGCGCTGGGATGCTTCAGCCAGGTTTGTATACCCAGCGGTTTGCATCCGCAGCCCAGCCTGATCAACGGTGGGTGGCGTTATGGGGGTGACTGCTGGCGCGCCAGTCTCCTGGTATATCGGCATGCGGGCCATTAGTAATATGACCCGTATGACTGGCCGGGCAATGGACGGACGTTAGGTCCTGTTGGAGTGCTACTGCCGCCGCCAAATGGGTTAAGACCTGCGTCATATGCGCTATAGGCGTTTTGCCCAAGGCTCGCAGCCGCATTGAAATAGCCCTGCCGCTGAGCATTCTTGCCAGCGCTTCTGTAAATCTGGGCCTGATACGAAGCCGCGCCCTGTGCGATCTCCATATTCTGGGTGGCCATATCGACGGCATCCATCGAGGCGTAAAAGTCTCTGGCCCCACGAGCCAGGTTGGTGGTCATCAGACTGCCAGTGCTGCCAGAGAAAGGATTGAGCCCGCCCGCGCTGGCATATGCGTTGACTGTCGACAGGTTGCGCCGCACCTTTTCCAGCACGTTTACGCTTTGCTGTCGGCTCTGAATTGCCTGCTGACGCATCTGCAGTTTTTGGCTGCGCCCTTGTATTTCAACCTGCTGGGCAGCAGCGTCCATTTGGGCTTTCTGGGCCTGCCCCTCACGGATCTTGCCTACCGCACTGAAAGCTGCAGAGCCGATAAGTACGGCTGTCATCGTCATTTTATTGCCCCACTGACAGTTGGTAATCGAGCGCTAGAACCGTCATGTCGAGCGGAGCGCTCTGTGTTACCTCGATGGTGCCTTCGTCAACAAAGCCGAGCAAAGGCCCAACCTTCTTCACGCCGGTAAATGGCTGCACAGATTTGTCGAGGACATCTTCACCAAAATGGCGAAAGGCAACCTGCTGACCGTTAATTGACATTGCCTGCGTCTCGAACACATCGGCGTTGACCTGGACAACACGTTTCTTGAAGCCCTTGATTGGTCCGCTTTGAAGTCGTGGATCTAGCGGCATCGTCTTGACCGCAAGGGTGAATGGCAGGCCAATCTCAAAATTGGTTGCGGACGCGCGGTCGAAGGTTACAACGCCGCTGCCATTTGCAGTTTTCTGCGCCTGCACATTGCCGTCCACAATAACGTCTAGCGTCTCGCTTGCCAGGTGGGCCGCAGTGCCCGTGCTTGCGACCGAACTGCTAAAGACTGCTGAGTCAGTGTGTAGCGAGGCGTCAAAGACCTCGACGTAATAGACTGCAGTTGACGCCACGGTGCGCTTGACGACCGTGTAAATGGAATCAACGTCGACCGCGACGGCCTCGAACTCACCATCAGTCGTTACGCTCGATGGCGCGACAACCTGCTGCGAACGAAGCAGTGAGAACACCGCCATCGACCCGTCAGTTGAGTTGACAATAAACAGTCGGTCGGCCTCTTCTGTGCTGGTAGCGCGACGAATTGCCATGTCAGCAGGAGACTTGAGCAAGTGGCCTGATAGCAGCGAAATGTTTGCTGAGGTGTAACTCAATTCTGCGTCGGTAAACGCCATCTCATTGAGCTGCTTGCCCTGGCGCTGGATGTACATCGTGCCTGAGTCCAGGCCTACAACGGGCACACCAATCTTAGCGCCGTTGCGGGTTGCCGAGCGCACAGCCAGGTTGCTTGGGGTGATTGGATTGTTGGTTGATTGTGGGGCGTAGAACTCACCACCAGTCGTGAAAATCTGCAGGTCGCGACCGGAAAAGATATCGACAATTGCATTAAGGCTTTCGGTCGTGATCGTGGCCTGCAGCGCGCGGTCATCACTGGCCTCGCCAAAGTCGAAGTTAAAGAACTCATTTACGACAGAGCCCCAGAAGGTTGTGGGAAGCGACTTGGCCCCGCCAAAATAAAGACGGCCTTCATGAAAGGTCAGAGACTTTGGGTAGCCCTTCGAGGCCGACCACGCGTCCTCATAGCCGGTTTCAAGTTGCCAGTTGCCCGACGCCACTACGGTCGTGTCAAACAGTGGGACTTCAGCGAAGGCCTTGACAACTGTGGCGCTGATGAACTCGATAATTCGCAGCCGACCAAAGCTGGTGGTCAGGTTGATATACTGGTCGACATTTGACGATGCAAAAACACTGCCGCTAGCGGTGACGGTAATGTTCCCACTAGCTGCTGATGGCGTCAGGGTGGCTGATGGGCTGCTGGTCGATAGCGTGAACGCATGCTGCGGCGGGTTGCTGAACGAAATTGTTGCGAGCGTCCAGGCAGTGTGTGACGCGCCACGCACGATGGATAGCGGCGCTAGATCCTCATGCAGTAAAATCATAGTGTCGGCGCTTTGCGCATGACGCACGGTCGATAACATCGCCGAAGTCAGCGTGGTCACGGCAAGAAAGTCGTTGCCCGTGCCATTGATATTTGTCACGAGAGCGCCAGCACGAAAGATGTAGATGCGCTGATGGGTCAGGCAAAACATATAGCTGTCTGACGTATTGAACTCGAACGGGATCAGTCGAACGCCGTTTTGCGGGGCAGCGGCACTTGGAAGCTGCGATACAAATTTCAAACCATCACGTCGCTTCACACCGCCTTGTGGCAGAATGAATACGTTGCTCGCAGTCTGCAGGGCAGAATAATATTGCTTGAGATCAATGCGGGCGCGCAGCAACGGATCAATCTCACCGTTGATAAAATCGGTCTGGATACGGACGACCCTAGACATGCGTTAAGACGCGCGCGCGGCGAGTAAGGGGAAGTCGGTAAAGGCCTGTACAGGTCGGGTTGAGCCGTCGATCTGCATAGCCTGACGCATCATCCCGCCCCTCATGTTCTCGCTGGGACTGCCCACGGCCAGGCTCTGGTAATACTCTGCCTTGATGATCTGGTCCGTTACCGGCTCGGCTATATGCCATGCCAACCAGTATTTCAGGAGCTGCACAAAATAGGCTGGCAGCACATCTTCTGACGGGCTGTGCTGGTAAGAGATATAAATTGTCGTCAGGTCGGTTTGAATGTCCGAGCCGTAAATGGCCCAGCCATCAGTAACCGGGCGTGCGCCAACGTCGCTGCTTGTAAATAGCGCGCGGGGGCCACTGCCAAGAATGTCTGAGGGAAGCGGGTATTTGTAACGCCACTCGGTCGTCGGCGCGTCAACGCTGCGGGCTAGCTGTATTTTCTTAAGTGAAAACGACCAGGGGTAGCAAAGCAGGATCGTGTCACGAAGATCGTCGTAAAGCCGGTCGGTAATCTGCGCTGCGTCAGTGCCCTCAGAGAACGATGAGAGCGGTGACGAGCCAAGCATAATGAGACTGTCCGAGCATATTGAAAGCTTGGTATCGCCAGTGGCCATGTGCCCTCGCAGCAAAGGAAGTGGCGGGGAGCCGAAGCCCCCCGCGCACCACGTTTTATCGGGAGTCTGTCATCGTAATGGCAAGACCGTCAGAAACGTCGACGACACCTGATGCGTTGCTCAGCACCACATGCAGCGTAGCCGTTGCCGTTCCGCCGGTACTACCAACAGAGTAGATAACGTCATGCACCGCGACATCATCAGAGACCCCGTTGAAGTAACCTGCCGCATCCACAACCGTCTTTGCATCGGTTGTGGTGTACAGCCAGGCCTGTGGGGCAGAGCCTTTACGACTCTGACCGCCCCATGGGCCCCATCCATCTCGTGAAAAAGCCATCGCTCAGGCCTCCCTACAGGTGATTTTGACAATGCCACCTGTCGCGCCATCTTCGATGGCAATGGCACCCGCACCAAACATCGAACTGACCAGCCACGAGACCTTTTCAGGCACGTAGTTCACTTCAGTTCGCTGGTTCATGCTCATGCCCAGGCCCACGGCATTCTTATGAAAGGCATAAGTCGAACGGTCGCTCGAGCCATCCTTCGTAAGGCCACCTTCATCGCGGTCACCAATCGTGATCACGTTGAACCCGAGCCAGGTAGATAGCGAGCCATCAACCAGAGTGCGGATCGTGTTGAAGTCACTGGATGTGGCGGAAGTCTGAGCCAGCAACGAAGACAGGTTGTTTGCGTGGATCAGCAAACAGCGGTCTTCGGGCGGGACGTTATTAGCGTCCAATGCCTTCTTGGCAGCTCGAATTTTACCAGTGTTAAGGTCGGAAGCCGAGCCACTGCTGCCGTCTTCGGCAACCGTATTGGCAACAGCGATTGCGGTCGCAGCATCAAGTGCGTCAATAGCAACCTGATCCATGCGGCGTCCGATTGCGTTGCCCACAGCAGTAACCAGTTCAGAGCGATCATTAAAATTAACGTGGCTCTGATCGAACAGGTCGCTGTATTCGGCGGCAATGAAATCGGTCATCGTGGCACTCGCGAGCGAGTACGCGGTATTCATGGGCGAAACGTCAGCCTGCGGAGTGCGCACGCTGGCAACACCTTTGCCAAGCTTCGGGAATTTGACGATATTTGCGCCTTGGGCACTTTTCTCGCGGACAATCCCAGCCAAGGCCCTAGCGGCCTGGTAGGCTTGCTTCACTTCCGCATCGAACAGAGTGACAAAGGCTGGACTGATAGTAGCCATATCAATGCTCCTTTATGATGTTTGGAATGGTTTGACGGGTGTCCCAAACATGAAGGGGCCGCATTTTAATGCGCCGGTCGGCAGGCCGAGTGTCAGCGAGCAGAGTTTAACACCGCTTGCCTAACCGCCATTTCATATTTGATTAAGCTGGTGGGGCCTCGCCGTAAGCCTCATACGCCTTGCGCTCGACCATCTTCCGATAGGCCGGGTCGTTAGCGTACTTAGCGTCAGCGACCATGTTGCTGATATCGTCAACTGTGATGGTCTCTGGCTGTGAGATGCTGCCGCCAGGAATGGTCGGCTCGTGACCGATCATGCGAAGCTTGTTCATCACAGAAAGCGCTGTTGCGGTCTGCGTCATGTTTGCAGCCTCTTCCAGCTCAGCCTTGGTCAGAATGCCGGAAGTGTGCAGGCGCTTGAGATGATCCTCATTGAGCTTGATCAGATTGCGCCCATTGGGTCCAAGCTTTTTCATTTCTTCGTCGCGGTCAATTCTTTGCTGGAGTGCTTCCTCTCCCTGGGTCGAGACGAAGAATCGCGTAATGTCTTCAACTGCGTCCTGCGATAAGCCCTTATCACGGGCCAAAGAAAGGAAGCCTTCGAGAAGCGGACTCTCCGCATCTAGTTCTTCGATAGACGTGAGATCATATTGACCGTCCTTCGGAGCCTTGTGTTTGCCGCTGTCCATAAAGCTGCGCAGTTCCTTGTAAGCGCCCGCCAAGCCCTCAACATCCACCTTCCCATCCTTAAAAAAGCGGTCTTCAATGTATGCAGGGCGTCCGTTATCGGCCACAGCCTGCGGCTCCGGTACAAGCGTGTCAGTTTCTTGGATAATGTGCGGCGGATCATCATTGGGTTTCTCTGTGGGCTCTTCGGTGGCGGAGACATTTAACAGGGTCTCCGGCTCGCCAGCACTGGCGGCGTCTTCCTGCTCATCAATCATGTAAAGTTCCTTGCTCGTTTGATTCGACGCTCAATTTCGCGCACCAAACTGTTCTGCCCTTCGCGGGCGTAACCATGGCTGGCTTCCTCACCGGGATACCAGGTTGGCTGCTCGATGGTTTGCGCTCGCAGGTGCGTCAGTAATTTCCTGCCAGACTTGGTGCCAAACACCTGCGCGTACATTCTGTCGACTTCCTCAGTCGGTGAAGGCGCGGCAACGCCCGGCGGTGTCAAGAGGTCGTCCCAATTGTTCACTGGAGCGGCGCGCCTTCTTCAGGCTGCTGCATTCCCTGCTGGGCCACAGAAGCGACCTCAGCCATAATCTGCTGCCGCTCTTCCTTCGTGGTAACAACACGCGCAGGCACACCAAGGCGATCAGCGACAAATGCAATCAGTCCGTCGACATTGACGGCCATCATTCCAGCTTGCCCAAGGCCCTGCATCATCTGCGTAAACTGAAGCACGCCTTCCAGCTCATTGCTGTTTTGCGCTTTGGCCAATGGCGAGATGGGCACTACCTTGACTTGCTGGCCATCAATCTGTAGCGGCAGATCGATAAGGTTCTGCTGATCGAGCACCTGCAGCGTGCGGTCCACGATCGGTAGCATAACCTCGGCAATCAAACGCCCAAAGGCCGCTCCCATATTGCTGGCCAGCTCGCTCATGCGAGCCTGCACTTCGGTTGCAGAGCGTGCTGACATTGTGTCCGACGGCAGCGTGTCATCGAGCAGCGTCTTCTTGATGGAAATAACCAGCCTGTCGATATTGACTTGCGACGAATTGAACTGGCCAGAGCGCGGCAGTGGCATAAGGCTTGGGCCTTGCGGGCCACCGTTGCGAGCCACTGGTATGATTGCGCCGGGCGTAATCGTGATGGTGTTGGGGTTTAGCACGCCGTCATCAGCGGCTGTCCACATGTTCCCAAGGTCCAGCGACATATTCTGGAGAACCATGCGCATCGTGGCGTTGAGTGTTTTGATATCAGGCAATGCCGAGACAAGAGGCCCGCGCCCGTAGATCTCGCCCGCCACTTTCATGTAGCGCCCCACTACCCATGGCGTCTTGGCCATCTCGCGGTAGACAATTTCAGTGCGGGTCTTTGGTTCGATCACATGATAGCAATAGTAACCATCAGCAGGCACAAAAACGGTCGCCTCAAGCAAGTCGAAATCGTCCGCGGGGTGGTCTTCCACTCGACGGGCAAAGGCGTCATCAAACTTTGCGTCTGGCCATTGCTGGATGATGGCCTCGCCCTTCAGGCGTATCTTGCGATAGACATTATCGATCTTGCCATGCGGCCCCTCTTCCAGCGCCACCAACGACGCGGGCACGGTCTCGAAGCGCACGGGCCGACTTTCGTCGCCTGGCAACACCAGCATAACCGCCGTGCCAACGCAGAGATCGAGCAGGAACTCTGACATGGCCAGATCGAAATTGGTCTGACGCAGCGCGTTGAAAAACGTCTCGTTGTAAATATCCAGCGCACGCTGCACGTCATCGCGCTGCTCTTCTGGAATCATGTCGCCTGCCACAAGGCGGCACCAGTTGCGATAAGGTGGAAACAGCGTTGACTGAATACGGTTGGCAAAGGCCAGTGTCGAAGTCACCGCCGTTGAGTCAAAGACGCGTTCCTGTTTGGACTGGCCGGGCGCATGCCCCTCGTAGCTGCCATCAAGCAAATTGCGTTGCGGCAGGCCAAACTCGTAACAATCCTCAACGATCCCGCGCCATTGATCCTTGCGGGCGTAAGCCTTGTCCGAGCGCTTGAGAATTGCCTCTGTGGGTTGTCTCAAGTCGAGTTGCCCAGTGTATCCTGGAGCCCGGTCATGGGGTCTTCGCGGTCAGGTGAAAGCAGCAGGCGCAGGCCACCTTGCCTGCGTGCGCGGCGGCGAGATTGAATCATGCTCTGCTCACTGCGTTCTCGCTCATCAAGCCGAGCCTCTTGTTTCGCCAAATTCTTTTCCTGCAGAAGTTGCGCTGCTGCAATCGAGGGATCTGGCTTGGGAGCTTTCGGACTGGAGACTATGCCGGACATTATAAAACCTCGCCATTATCGCGTGGTCAGCGTAACCGAACTCGCGGAGGACGCCTTCGCGCCGGAAGTATAACCACTCTGCAAAGCGAACGGCTTTCACATTTGAACAGGCCACCAAGCACTGCACACGACGCAGTTCCATGGCCTCGGGTATCTGGGCCATGTATGAGCGAGCCAGACGCGCCAGGAACGCGCTGTGATCAATGGCGGTAATGTCGTGCATCAACCATGCCTCACCGACACCAGGGACACTGCGTGCAACGCCAAAGGACGCAAGTACGCGCCCCCGATACAGCAGCGTGTGGGCAAAGCCCACCTCAGCCTGGCTTGCGATGCGGGCCACATAATCAGGCATGCTTATGGCGATCTTCTCCTGATGCTCATCATGCCTGATGGCCATAGCGTGAATCCGCGAGAACGATACCAGCGAGTAGCCCCTAAAAGACATTGAAGTTCATCGGTGCCTGGATCATGCCCTGTTTGGCCGCGAAGCTGCCGCGCGTCAGACGGCGGTGTTCGCCACCGCCCAACATGAGGTAACCATAAGCATCTCCGACATGGCTGTTCTGGTCCTTGTTGGGAACATCCCGGAACCTGTCATACCCGCCGGAAATGCCAACGCGCTTGAAATGATAACCGCCCGCTAAAGCCTTGCGTAACCGCTTGCAGGATGCGTCAACCTGCAGGCCAGGGGTTTTGCCCACCAGCCTGGTCATTGGGGCAGCGCCCGCCTCACGACGCACCTGAAAGTCATTCGAGGCCGTTGGCTTGGCATTCAGGCCCAGCGTGCGGAGATGGTCAAAGGCCGTGACTTCAAAGATCTGGTCACGGGCCCCGCCTGCCGGGTCGCCCCAGATGATTGGCGTGCAGCCACGAAAGCGGGTGTTGAACTCGTAGAGCAGGAGCTGACCAAAACGCTCCAGTCCCATGTCATCAGATATCAGTTCGTACAGTACCCGCCAGGCTCCGTCCGGCCTGCGCTGGCCAAAAACGGCAGCAGGCGTCAGGCCAAAGTCAAGGCCCACAATAATCGGGGCATTCTCATCAAGGTCCAGACCTTCGACTGACATGGTCACGTCATCGTACTCGGTCCAGATCGGGCGACCCTCTTTGACGAAGACATACTGGCCACCGACGTAACACTGAATCCAATCGAGTTCCTTGCCGCCAAGCTGCTGCTCGTAGTAGCCCTCTGGCAGGTTCGCAACATTCTCGGCCTTGGGGTTGGCGAGCCAATGCTTGCCAGCCGCTGGTGTGCTGCTTTCTTCAAGAGCGCTCACCTCGATCATGCCCGGTGGCTGCTTGTAGAAAGTCCACTTGTACTTGCCGCGCACAGGTTCCTTCTCAGAAATCTTGTGCCACCAGTGATCGTCATCCATGGGGTTGGTGTCGGCCCATATGCCACGCCACGTAGCCCCCGCCCTGCTCTTGGGTGGATAGCGGCCAACACGATGCGTCAAGCCCTGTATGATGGATAATGGCAGCTCACGGGCCTCATTCACCCAGCCACCAGTAAGCTCAAGGCTGAGCAGCTTGCGCACATCCTTTGGCTGGTCGAGCGCCAGGAAAATAACCTCGCAATCCAAGCCTGGAAATTTATCACGCGCCGGGAGTTTCAGGTGGTGTGTTATGGGCGGCGACAGGCGAACCGGCCCCCACTGGTTTTCCGGGAACAACTCATTCCAGGTCTTGAGCGTCGTGGTCTTGAGTTCCGGGTAGGAGTTGCGGATCACGGCAAAGCGCGTGTAGCGGATATTGTCGACTGGTGACGGCTCCTGCTCACTGGCCCGGCGGAAGATCTCGGTGGCGGCGGCGTAGGACTTGCCGGACCCGACCGGACCCATCAGCCCACGGAAAAAGCTTTTACTGTCGGCCAGAAACTTGAACACCGTTGGGGAGCTGGAGAAATCGGCTGTCAGGTTGTCCAGCGCGATGGGATCTGGCCCGCCACGCTTGCGACGCGGGGAGTGATCAGGATTGGCCCTAGCCATCGAGCTGTGACGCCTTCAGCGGAACTTCATACGCAGTGTCAAGCGGCACAACTTCCAGCTCGTGGTCCATGCTATTGAGCAGCGCCTGCAGGTTTTTTACATTGCAGGTCAGGCCGCGCTCGTATCGATAGATCGTTGCATACGAGACGCCACTGATAGCTTCCAATTCAATGCGAGACATGCCTTCAGCCTCACGCAACTGCAACAGTATCTTACTGATCCACTTCATCTGCGGCATCCTTCGGACCAACGATTGTCAAACCAAAGAACCCTGGCCTGTTAAGCCCGCCACGTTCCTCGGCCCTGGCTAATTGTCGGTTGGCGCTGAGTTTGTCGTGGGCCTCTACCTCAATCTCAAAGCCATCAGCGGTCTGCTTGTATTTGAACTTCTTGATAGCCTTCCGGGCCCTGGCGCTCAGTTGTGACGATGGGGTTACCTGCACGCTGCCGTCAGCCCCCCAAGTCAAGACATCAGTGATCTCGAAAGCGGCCACGGCCTCTACTTCCTGCAGCCAGCCAGAATCAGGCGACGGCTCCTGCGGAATGACGCGCTTTCTTGTCAATAGTTGCAAGTCGGGCAAGGACGGGTGCGGTGCTGCACCCATGGGCTGTAATTGGCATACCCGCCAGCCGCATACGTCACCACGCCGTCGCCATCGCAATCCTCGCAGGTCTCTACTTCAGGGGTCTTTTCATCAGTCATTCGTCAATCTCCCCGCCAAGTCCCGAGTAGCCAGCCAGGTCAATCCACGAATCAGCGTCGGGGCCATGCCTGAGACGCGCCAGCTTCAGGCCCACCATGCAAAGCGCGACCTGGCGGGCGGTGACCTGTGTGTTCAAAAGGATCGACCAGATGGTCGCGACATTGGCGGCATTATCGGACCATGCGCCGTATTGCTCCTGCCGTGCGCCCTCGACCAGATCAGCCGCAGCTTCAAGGATTTCGCGCCGCTTCATACATACACACGAGGCGTAATGCGCCGGGCGTAGGGCCGACGCCTGCGACGCTCGGCCTCAATGGCCAGATCCCAGTCCATGGCGGGGGGCTGGAATTTGGGCCGTGGCTCGGAAGCGGTTGCAATCGCGGTTTCGAGTTGCTGGCACAGAGCCGTTGTCTGCGGGTCGCCGCGATCAAGCAGTTCGAGGACGCGGCGCACGGCCCAGCGCACCGAAGTGTGTTCCTTGTAGCCCATGATCCTGCTGGTGCGGCAGAAATTGCCATCGTACCGCTCGTCAGCACGCGAGGCTGGGTGGCGGTCGGTCTGCAGGTAAATGAAATAAGTCAGGACAAAGCGCTGCAGGCCAAGTGCCGGTTGGCCAGTTGGGCGTTCTTCCGGGCGCAGGCGCTTTACATCCGGGTGCAGCCAGGTGCCCAGCGCAAGCAATTCCTCGCTGGGTACGCCCCACGTCTTGCTGGCCAAAGCGATCACATCGTAGGGGAGCATCTGGCACCTCGCGATAAGTTGTGGGTGGGTGGTGAATGACCAAAACCACCCACCCAGTTACGCGCGCGCTCCACACTAGAGGGAAGTTGCGGAGCGGCGGCGGGCCCAACAAACAAAACCCTTCGCGCAACGGTGGTAACTTTATGCCTAATTACTGAAATTGCAATCACTAATAGCTACTGATTTGCGGGGTCCGACCGTTGGCCGCTGGGAATTGCTAAAATTTTGAGGGAACCCCCTGATATGAGCTAGGCGGGGCGGGGGGGGCCAAGGTCGGTTTTTTTGAACGCTGTTAAATTCGCGCAAATCGCGGCACGC